AAAGGAATATCTAAAAATAAAGGTAGAATTTCTCCTAATAAGGGTAATAAGCATACTGAAGAAACTAAACAATATCTAAAAAAAATTAGAAATAGTTGGAGTTTTTCAGATGAGTCCAAGGCTAAAATGTCAGCTAATCAATGGAAAAAAAGAAAAATAAATCAATATTCTCTTGATGGGAAATTTATTCGTGAATGGGATAGTATTAGTGAAGCTAAAAAATTTTTAGGAGGTGGGGATATAGCTTCTGTTTTAAGGGGAAGACAAAAAACAGCTGCAGGGTACATTTGGAGGTATAAAAAATAATTTGTATATTATGTAATATTTAGAAACTATACGTATGTATTGATATAAATATTTTTAACAAAAATAAATAAAATGGCAACTAAAAGAGATATGACATTAACAAGTGTTAAGATTCAAAGTGACCTATTTGAAAATTTTAAAATTGAATGTGTAAAACGTAAGTTTTCTTTCCAAAAACTTGCTGATCGAGCAATCTATTTGTATCTTACAGATGAAGATTTTAGAAAACAAATAAATGGTCAAACGAATTTAGAGTTATAAAGAAAAATAATATGAATAAAAGTTTTAAGTATCTTCCTAAAAATGAAAGGAAGAAAATACTCTTAATATGTGATGATATTAGAGTACATTCTGGTGTAGCAACAGTAGCAAAAGAAATAGTTTTACATACTTGTCAACATTTCAATTGGGTTCAGTTAGCAGGAGCTATTAAACACCCAGATGCAGGTAAAAGATTTGATCTATCTGCTGATACCGATAAAGAAACTGGTTTAGATGATTCTAGTGTTTTTATTTATCCTACTGATGGTTATGGAAATCCTGAATTAGTAAGGCAATTAATTAAAATTGAAAAACCAGATGCTATTTTCTTGGTTACAGATCCAAGGTATTTTATGTGGTTATTTAATATTGAGAATGAAATTAGAAAAAACATTCCTATTATTTATCTTAATATTTGGGATGATTATCCTGCCCCTTTATATAATAAAGCTTTTTATGAATCATGTGATGCTTTATTAGGTATTTCTAAACAAACCGTAAATATCAATAAAATTGTTTTAGGTGATAAAGCTGAAGATAAAGTAATAAGATATATTCCTCATGGTTTAAATTCTAATATTTACCGACCTTTAGAAACTACTGAAGATTTAGAGGAGATAGAAAAAATGAAACTAGAATTATTTGGGAAAGATGAAATAGATTTTATTTTGTTTTTTAATTCTAGAAATATTAGAAGAAAACAAATCCCAGATACAATGTGGGCATTTAGAATGTTTTTAGATTCTTTACCTAAAGAAAAAGCAGATAAATGTAGATTTTTACTTCATACCGAAATTGTACATGAAGCAGGTACTGATTTAGAAGCAGTAAGAGAATTACTATTTGAAGAAAAATATCCTAATGCTATAGTATTTGATACTAAAAAATGGTCAACAGCTCAATTAAACCTATTATATAATATGGCTGATTGTCAAATTTTATTAACTTGTAATGAAGGTTGGGGATTAACATTAACCGAAGCAATGTTAGCAGGAACACCAATTATAGCTAATGTTACAGGTGGGATGCAAGATCAAATGAGATTTGAAGATGAAAATGGAGATTGGTTTATTCCTTCACCTGAAATACCTTCAAACCATACAGGAAGATATAAAAAACATGGTGAATGGGCTTTTCCAGTTTACCCCTCTTCAAGATCAATACAAGGGTCACCTGTTACCCCTTATATTTGGGATGATAGATGCAAACCTGAAGATGCAGCTGATAGAATAAAAGAAGTATATGATTTAGGGAAAGAAAAAAGAGATGAATTAGGTTTAAAAGGTAGAGAATGGGCTACAAGTGGAGAAGCTGGATTTACAGCAGAACACCAAGGAGCTAGAGTTATAGAAGCTTTAGATGAGTTATTCAATACCTGGGAACCAAGAGAAGCATTTGAAGTAATAGACACAGATGAAGATATTAGAAAAATTCAAACACATAATTTAGTATATTAAAATGAGTAAACCAGAAGTTATAATAAGTTGTCCAATAGATACCTATTCAGGTTATGGGGCAAGAGGTAGAGATGTAGCAAAAGCAATCATAGAATTAAACAAATATGATGTTAAAATATTACCCCAAAGATGGGGTGCTACACCTTGGGGTTTTATAGAAGATCATGAAGAATGGGGATTTTTAAATAAGCATTTATTTTACCCTCAACCAAATCAACAATATCAAAAACCTGATGTTTGGATACAAATTACAATACCAAATGAATTTATGCCACAAGGGCATTATAATATAGGAATTACTGCTGGGATTGAATCTACTGTAGCACCTGCTGATTGGGTAGAAGGATGTAACCGAATGAATATGGTTTTAGGATCCTCAAAACATACCATAGATGTACTAAAATCATCTACATTTGAAAAAAGAGATCAAAGAACTAATCAAGTTGTTCAAAATATTAGTTTTAACCCTCAAGTAAAAACCGATATTTTATTTGAAGGAGTAGATTTAAATACCTATAAACCAACTAAAGAAGTTTTATCTTTACCTGAAATAAGAGAACAGTTTTGTTTCTTATTCTTAGGACATTGGATACAAGGAGATTTTGGTCATGATAGAAAAAATGTAGGTTTATTAATTAAATCATTTTTAGAAACTTTTAAAAACAAACAAAAACAACCGGCTTTAATATTAAAAACCTCAAATGGTACGGCTTCTTATATGGATAGAGATTCTATATTAAAGAAGATAAATAACATTAAAAAGACAGTAAAAGGAAAATTGCCTAAAATTTACTTGATACATGGTGATCTTACAAATGAGGAAATAAACCAATTATATAACCATCCTAAGGTTAAAGCTATGGTTAGTTTAACTAAAGGAGAAGGATTTGGTAGACCATTACTTGAATTTACTCAATCTAAAAAACCAATTATAGCTACAAGTTGGTCAGGTCATGTTGATTTCCTAAAACCAGATATGAGTGTATTACTACCTGGTACTTTAGGTGATGTTCATCCTAGTGCTCAAAATAAATGGTTAATACAGGGTTCAAAATGGTTTGATGTTGACCTTATGGCTTTAGGAAATGCTTTAAAAGATGTCTATAAAAATTATAAAAATTATATTCATAAAGCTAAACAACAAGGAAATTTTGCTAAAGAAAACTTTAGTTTTGATAAAATGAAAGAAAAAATAGGGGTTATTTTAGAAGAAAATGTAGTAGCAGCCCCTAAACAAGTTCAACTACAATTACCTAAATTAAAAAAAGTAGGAGGAGATAGTAAACCTGAACTCCCAAAACTTAAATTACCTAAACTTTCCAAAATAGAAATATGAGTGTAGATAAATTAGAAGTATGCCCCAGATGTGGTTCGGATGCATGTTATGTAACTGAAGTAAATCAAGATATAAACAACTATTTTTGTTATGGTTGTGGTTTTCAATCCAATTCTTTAATGAGAGAAGGAGAATTAATAATGGAAGAGCAAATGGAAATTCTTCCTGAATTGTATAAGGATTTAAGACATGAAGATAAAGAAGGTAAAACTTGGTTCCCTTCAACTGTTAATCTACCTACTAAAGGAATGGTATTTGCAAATGGTTCAACAGGTAAAAACTGGAAATGGGCAGCTGTTAAAGCAGTGGGAGTTACTGAAGAAGAAAAACATAAGTATCCAATTCCAGGAAAAAAAGATAAATTTTATGAGCATAGAATGGATATGACTACTATGAAAATGTTTGAAGAACGTGATTTTATGGAAGCTTTAAGCTACATCGGTGTTTTACCATCATAATTTTAAAATATGATACCAAATATATTCCATTTTATATTTGGGTTAAGTAAGGATTTTGGGGGTAAACCATTTAATCTACCCCACTATTTAGCCCTTAAATCGGCTATAGAAATAAACAATCCAGATAAAGTTTATTTTTATTATCAATATCTTCCTGAAACAGAATGGTTTAAAAAAATACAAGATAAATTAGAACTTGTTAAAGTAGATCCTCCAACAGAAATATTTAGTAATCCTTTATATCATGTTGCTCATAAAGCAGATATAATTAGATTAGAAGCTTTAAAAGATAAAGGAGGTATTTACATGGATATAGATACTATTTGTGTAAAACCTTTTACCCCGTTGTTAAATAATAAATTTGTTATAGGTCAACAAATTTCTCCTAATTATAAACAAATACAAGGATTGTGTAATGCAGTTATAATGTCTACTAGTGATAGTGAATTTTTAGATATTTGGTATAATAGTTATTCTACTTTTAGAGCTAAACCCTTAAGTGATAATTTAAATAAAGGAGGAGGTGAGAATTATGCTTATTGGGATGAACATTCAGTATATTTACCCAAATATTTATCATCACAACACCCAGATAAATTACATGTTGAAAATTTTAAAAGTTTTCATTTCCCAATTTGGGATAAAATAGGTATAAAAATGTTATTTGAAGAGGAACATGATTTAAAAGAGGCATATTGTCATCATTTGTGGGAATCAGTAGCATGGGAGTACTTAAATATTTTAACAGTAGAGGATATTAAAACAAAAAATACTACTTATAATAAAATAGCAAGACGTTTTTTATGATACCTAAAATTCTATATAAAACAGGAAAATGGGAAGAAAAAGATTTACCTAAAAAAATTCAAAACCTTTTTAATAAAATTTTAGAATCCAACACAGAATATAAAATTGAATATTATAGTAATACTAGATGTAGAGAATTTATAAAAAATAACTTTGATCAAGATGTACTTACAGCTTTTGACTCATTAAAACCAGGAGCATATAAAGCTGATTTATTCAGATATTGTGTTCTTTATAAAAAGG